GGACGGTGCCGTCGAGGACGCGTTGAGCCGAGTTCGGGAAAGCGCCACTCGATACGGCGTGCCACTCGAGGATGAGTTGGCCGGCGATCGTGTTGTAGAAGTTCTCGGGAGTCGCGCCGCCGTGGAAGCCGGCGTAGTTGGTGGATCCGACGCCGACGCCGGGGACGAGCCAACCGTCGATAGAGAACGAGGGCAGTAGAGCGCGGAGCTCGAGGAGCCCGTTGACGATCACGTCGTACAGCGTCGAGTAAGCCGTCGCGTCGTTGTGGTGTGCGCCGTGGTTCCAGACCTCGGCGAGCCCACCGGCCGCGAGAGCGTCGATCATGGGAGCAGTGACGGCATTGTTCTCGCCCGTGCCAAAGTTCCTCGCGTTGATCGCCATGCCGTACGGGACGTTCTTAGGCTCGAGGATCGGCCGGACAATGTTGTACGCGTTATTGAGTCCGTGATCGAGCCGGAACGCGACCGCGCCCTTTTGGCCGGTCTTGAATCGGCCTCCCATGCGCTGAGTAAACGAGTCGAGGCGAAGCTTGTTGGCAAGTCCTACCTGTACCGGCGCGGCCGTGAGAGGAGCTTTCCAGTCGCCGAACGGGAACGGGGTCGTGTTGACGTCCAGCGTCGACCGGAAGACCGTCGTCGCGCCGGCACCGTAATTCTGGCCTTGCTGAAAGACGATGCCCCCGGCCGTGGCCCTCACGCGGAGATACAGCGGCCCCTTGGGGATGTTCGGCGGGAAGTTGAGAACGCTGTTAGCGACCGTCGTCGACTGGATCATGTAGTCGTTGTTCACGCGAAGATCGTTGAGATCCTGGCCGGCGACAATGTCGATCACGATATTCGCGTCGAGCCGCCAGATTCCAAACGTCTTCGGGGTTGCGAAGAAGTTTTTAGACGTCCTGGTGTAGCACTCGTCAGAGCTCGCTTTTGTGACCTCCTGGCGTCCAGTGCCGGCGCCAGAGTTCAAGACGAGCAACTCACCGCCGAACCCGGTAAACGGCGCGTTAGGGTAGGTGTTCGCGGCCGAGAGAGTGTAGAAGCCGTTGTGGCTCTGATCGGTAAGTGTGTTGAAGTCAGTGTTATTGGCGAGGACGCCCCTGTAGTACAGCGCATTGCTGAGCTTGGCCTCGTTGGCGTCGGTTTTGGTCTTGTTCGCGTAGACGGCCGTATCGACCTCGCGGAGCGCCTTGTTTGTCCAGTAGGGAACGTCGGGAGCGACGTCGGCGGGAACCTCGGTAAATGCCATGTTCGGCGTTGCCATTTCTTACTCTCCTGTTGTGATGGTTGCGTCTAGTGGTTGGCGGGTTTCGATCTGCATGAACCCCGTTCCAAGGTCAAAAGTGATGCTCTGGATGATGTGGTCGACGGCCGGCCCGGTGAGGAGCTTCACGGTGACTGTCATCCCTGGCCGGAGCCAGTAAGCCGAGTGCGCTCGGAGCGAGATCGAGCGGCCGCGCGTGACGAGTTGGCCGACCCTTGTCGCGGCAGCGGCGTCGGCTTGGGACTGGGTGACGGCGCGGTTTATGACTATGTGATCGGTCTTGTATCCGACGACGTCCACGGAGTACGGGCCCGAGGAGATCCGCGCGCGGCCGTAGATCTTGTGGTCGACGCCGGCCGCGTCCGTCCATGCGTACTCGATGATTGATTGGTTTGCCCACGGCCCACGCTCGATCTTGGAGTCGGTCTCCTCGATCGTGCCGTTCTTGCCGACCTCAAGGACGTGCTGAGGAGTCGCGCCGTTGACGGCCCGGTACCGGACCTTCCACGTCCTGTCCGCTGCACAGTGGACCCATACGCCGGCTCGAGCGGCCGCGTCGGCGACCGTGTCCCACATTGGCTGTCCAACCTCGGCCGTGATGCCGGCGACGGCCGTGGCTCCCTGTGCTGCTGGGAAGTCAGAGACGACGGTCGCCGTTGCGGGATAGATCGAGTAGTTCGCGAACCACTGGACGAGCGCATTAATGCCGGTGAATGCCGGCAGCGCGGTCGCCTCGGAGCGCCGGCGATCCTGCGCCCTGGCCTCGTCGGAGGATGCTGTGAGCGGCACTGTGTTGTCCGGCCGGCGCGTGCCCCTGGTGCGGAGCCCGAGATCGGCGAGAGGTTGCACGTCGAGCGTCCCGTTTTGGTAGCGGTAGCCGGCGTTGATCCGTAGCCGGCAGTTGATCCGCGCGTCGAGGAGATCCAGCTGCACGGCCGAGGGTACGGGAGCGGTGATCGAGGCTTGAATGTGCGGCGTCCAGTCCTCGGCAAACGTGACTTGCAAGTCCTCCCACGGCAGCGTGAACGACGCGCCCCCGGTAGGGTCGACGATGATCTCGGCGACGTGCTCGAGGCTGCCCTTGACGGCCTCGGCCGCGATCGTGGCGTACGGCGCGGTGGTCATAGCGCCTCCCCGCTGGTGAGCGTGTCGAACGAGTCATAGCCGGCCGCGACGGTCCCGAACGTGCCCGAGGGCAGCGCGGCGAGGGTCGTGAACGTCCATGTGCCGAACGCGGCGCGGTCTCCCACTGGTGGACGGATCCCCACGAAGCTCGCCGAAACTTTCCAGTGCGGCACGTCGGAGGCGATCGAGATGTTCGAGGCGTGGAAATAGAGATCCTGGCCGGGGTTCTCGGATTGACGGTACATGATCGGCTTACCGAGGCTGAGGAGGTTCTCGAGCTCGGCCGCTTGTGCGTAGGAGTCGAGGATGATCTCGAGGGTTCCGCGCTTGGATCTCATGCCGGCAGCGACGACGATCGGGTCGTCCTCCCGGCCGAGGATCTCGTGAACGGTCGAGGCGGACTCACGGCCGGCGCTGTACGTATCGACGGCGTCGACGGCGAGTGTGATCTCAGGTGTGAATGGCAGCGTGAAGCGCGGTTGCTGCGGACCGGTGAAGCCAGTCCAGCGCGGCGCGGCAGTGCCGGCACGGTAGACCACGGAGCCATTAAAAGCGGCCTCGTGATCGACGATGGTGATCGTTCCGGACGTGCCGGCCGAGGGAAACACGCCGGCCGGCGCACGGACGGGACGCGTGCCGTTGACGTCAGCGCGGATCAAGGACGTTATGGCCTCGGTCTTGGCGATCGTGACGGTGATTTGCCCCGTTGCCGGGTCCGGTGTTGCGGTGATAGTGGTCATGGCGTAGCCGGCGCTCCCTCTCTGGGGACGAGGTTCACATACTGGGTTTTGGGCGCGGTGAGCCGGCCGACTTGGGCAGCAAACTCGAACTCATTCGAGATGTAGAGGCGGACCCCTACGTCCTTGCCTTGGAGCCCGTTGATCCGGTCCTGTGTCTGCTGCACGGTGTTGAAGTCCTGGACGTCGACTTTTACGTCCTTGCCCTGGATCCCCTCGATCCGCGCCTGGGTTGTGTCGGCGGTGCCGGCGTCCGTGGTGGTGATCGTGGCCTCTTTGTCGGTCGCGGCCGCGTCGATCTTGGCTCCCGCCTCGGCCGCGCCGGTCTCGGTCGTGGTGACCGTCGCGTCTTTGGCCTCGGGGATCCCCTCGATCTGGGCCTTGACTTCCTCGGTTCCGTTGGCCTTGACGAGGGTTTCAACATTGCCGGGGATCAAGCCGTAGGAGTCAGCGAGAGCACGCGCTGAGTCCTCGTTGTGGCCGGCCGCGATCGCAGCATTAATGAACGCGTCACGGCTTACCTGGACTCGTGCCGTAACTTGCTCGACGCCCTCACCGGCACCGATCGCGGCGTCCCTCAGCGAGGTTTGAGTCTTGGCGAGATCCACGAGGCTATCCCGGTTGGCTCGGCCGGCAGCGGTGTTGATATCGAGGTTCTTGCCGTTTTTCTTTATGTCCTCGTTGAGTTGCGGGAGCTTCTCGGCGTACTCGGTCTCGGCCGTGGTGAGATCCATGGCAGCGCCGGCCGCTTCCGCCGAGGCGTCGGCTTTCTCCTTGACGGCGTCCGCTGCCCGTTTCGCGGCCTCCTCGGTGCCCTTGAGCGCGTCCGTTTCGATGTTGTAGATATCGACGGCGTCGCCGGTGACCTTAATGTTCTCCTCGGCCTTGCCGCGTAGCTGGTCGAGTGCGTCCCGCTTGCGCTTGGCCGCTTCCGCCGAGGCGTCGAGGACGATCATGCCGTCCTCGTTGGCCGAGGTTCCTTTCTCGATTTCGCGGTTGAGATCCTGGTATGTCTGCGCCGTGGCGTCGAGGAGTTTCCGGGAGTCCTCGGCTGATCCGGCAGCGGCACGGATAGCGTCGGAGACGTTGATCCCCATTGTTTTCGCGTGCTTGGCGATCTCCTGGAAGTTGGTCGAGGACTCGTCGGCCCAAAAGGTGATCCAGTTGTCCTCGATGACCTCTCGGCCCCAACCGATGATCTTGTCCGCGAGATCCATGTCAGCGAGATCCCCGCCGGCCTCCTTGATCCCGTCGATCATGTCCACGGCGCGTTGCTTCATGGCCGTTGCTTTCTCGGCCGTGTCCTGCATTGCCGTTATGGCGATACCCATGCCCACGTCGACGGCGAGGCCGGCAGCGGCACCGGCCGGCCCGAAGCCGGCAAACGCGTTAGCGGCGACCTCCTGGAAGACGTCAGCGATTGATTCAGCGGATCCGTCGAAGCTTGCCGCCGATTCCTTGGCGGTCGAGTTTGCCTCGTCCTTGAATTCGGAGAGTCCCTCGCCGGCCTCCTTGAATCCCTCTTTCTGTGATTTACCGACGTCGCGGCCGGCTTTCCTCGCGTCGTTCGAGATCGAGTCGAATGCCGAGTCGGCTTTCCGCTCGAGCTTCTTAGCCTCGTCGCCGGCCTCCTCGAGGCTTTTCTCGAGCCGGTCGCCCACGCCGTCCTTGAACGCCTTTTCGATCTTCTCGCCGGCCTTTTCGCCGTCCCGAGCGAGGTCCTTGAGCGCGTCCGAGACGTCGTCGTAATTGTCAGCGAGCTTGGCCGTGTCGGCGACTACCTTGGAGACGTCAGAGACGATCTCAATTTTCATTGCCACTGGGCGGGGATCCTATTTCTCGTGTGCTTCCATGATTTTTCGGACGATGGTCTGTATCCACATAGACGCGAGCCGGGGACCGATCTCGGCGAAAGCGGCGTAAACGACGCGGCCGTTTGTGCGCCACGGGAGCTGTCTTTCCGTCCGACGCGTCACGGTCGAGCCCTTGCGGGTGTACGTCTCTTTCTTGTTCCGGTCCGGTGTTCCGAACTCGAACGCGGCCGCTATGTCCCTGTCGTCGGGGACGAGCCCGTCAGAGAGTGGCCTCTTGCTCGAGGCGGCGATCAAGACGGTTGGGTTGCCTGGCGCTACCCTGGCCCCTTTGGCGAGGACGAGCCTGTCCATTTTGGAGGTGGCTTTCTCGCCGATGATCTTTCGCCACTCGGGGTTCATCTCGGCACGAGTCATGCGGTTGATCTCGTTGCGTGCCTCGCGAGGCAGGAGCTTGAGCGCAAGCGCGGCAGCCCTGAAAGTCTCAGAGCTTGCCGCGCTTGGCTGCAAGATGGAGCCCACGTTAGCCGGCCGTGTTCCATGTGAACGTTGGCTTGCCGTCGACGTCGAGCGTCACGGCCGAGGTAGCGATCGCCTCGGACGCGCCGCCGATCGCGCCGGCCTCGAGGGTGACGAACCCCTCGACCTTGGCGACCCCCCCGGCACCGTTCGGCTTGAGAATGAACGGGACACTCTGGCCGTGGTTGACAATGAGCTCGTGGAGGAGGCCGGCCTCGTCGAAGTCCTGGCCGAGGTTGAGCCCGAGAGCCCAATCGGGATCCGCGACGACGGTCTTTTTCTTGCCGTTTACCGGCTTCCACCGGGACTTGCCGGTCGTCGGCGTGAGGGTGACCGAGTCGCACGCGGTGGAAAATTCCTTGGTGCCGAGGGTGAGAGAGACGTCCTCGATAATGAGGACGTTATGCGGCTGCAGAGCCATTGTTTGACCTTTCCTGAATCACTGTTGAGCGGTAGATGTTGTCTGAGGTGACGGTGACGTCGATATCCCAGCCGAGAAATTTGTCCTCGAAGACTTTGAGGTCGGCCCGTTTGAAGCTGCCCCCGGCGTACCGCTCGATCGAGAGCATGACGCCGTCGAGAGCCTCTCGGAGAGCGTCGGCAGCGGCCGGCCCCTCGGTCGGTCCGACGAAGACGTTGACCTTGAGCTCGTGGTCGAGGCCGGTCCGGTTAGCGGCTGGCAGGATCGAGGAGCGGAACACCGAGACGGCCGTCTTGCCTTTGGTCACCTGTGAGGGTTTCGTCGGGTAGTCCTTGACGATCCAGCCGGCATTGTCCCCCTGGACCTGTACGGCGAGTTGCTGCTCTGGTGTATCCGTCACAGCAACCCCGCCAGCGGTCCGCGCTTGGGCCTGAGAGCGTCGAACGCTTCACGCACGAGCGGGTACGTCTGGATCATGTAGCCGTCCGCGCCGAACCCGTCGCCGTCGCCGGCTTTCTTACGAGCCCACAAATGCTGCGTGAGGAGCTTTTGCGCGTACTTGTAATTAGCCGGTACCGGGTCGGGGATAGGGTGCGGAGCCCAAGCGAGACACTTGATGTATGCCGTCTCGATCTCGAGAGCCATGTCGGCCGGCTCGGGAGCGTCGGCCCACGTCTCGAAGTCGGTGAGCGGATCAAGCCAACCAACGAGCTCGGACATTATTCGGCGTCCTTGCGGATCACGGAGTAGAGGCGATCCGATCGGAAACGCGCGACCTCCTCGGCGTCCTCATTGCTGAGGATGACCCAACCGTCGAACTCGTGGAGCCGCTCAGCCTCGACGACGTCGAACTCGGCGTAGTCATTGGCGGGGAAAACGTGGAATTTAGCCATTACTCGGCCTCCTCGGCTTTCCGCTCGACGATCGCCTCGACGAGAGCGATCCCCTCGGGATCCTTGGCGGGATCGTCGGCCGGCTCCTCGAGCTCGGGGAGGTCGATGTATTCGACGATCCGGCTGAGGAGCGCGTCGTGGCCGGCGACGGTCTCGCCGAGGGAGACGAGCTCGCCCTCGACGATTGCGATCCCCTGGCGGAGATCCTCGGCCTCCTCGGGTGTGAGGATCTTGCCGAGGGAGTCGGCGGCACGCTTGACCTTGTTGAGCTCGGCCGTCGCTTTCCGAATGTTCTTGAGCTCGTTGAGGGGATGCACCATTAGGAGGTCACCTCGACGACGCCGCCGCGCTCGTCAGAGCGGAGGAGGTAGTAAGAGAACACTGCCTGATCGATCGCGCCCTTGAGGAGCTCCTGAGCGTCGACGCGGATCGGAGCGCCGGCCGGCTCGTGCAGGACGGTTGCGCGCTTGGTACCAACCGTGACGCGGCCGTTGAACGCGGTGTAGGTGATCGGTGCCGGCTGGATCACAAAGCCGGCCATGGAACCGGCCTCGAGGCCGAGGGTCGTCTCGAGGAGAGCGAGATTCTCGAGCATGTCGGTCGAGAGCATCTGGCGGTAGAGGTCGTTGCCGACGATCGCGTATGTCGGCATCTCGTACTCCATGACGTGCATGGCACCGAGGATGATTTTTGCGAACGGAGTAGCGATATCGGAGCCGGTGCCGACGACCTTGTTTGCGAAGCCCTGGGCAATGAGCTCGTCGCGGACTCGAGCGTCTCGGCGGCGCTTGATGTACTCGGTCTCGTTGCGGAGCAAGGATTCCATGACGCCGGGGACGGGGAAGTCGATGTTTACGCGGTCGATCCGGCGACCACCGGCGATACGCTTGGCCGGCCATGATTCCTTTTCGGCGCGCATTTCGCTCGTCGGGATGTCGGTCATTTGCTCGTTGGGACGTGCGCCGGTAAAGGCGGGATCCCAGTTGTCGACGACGGCCTGAGAGCCCTCGACCCAGCGCCAGCCCTCGACGTACATGCCGGTCAGGTTCTCGGTAGCGACGAGCGGCGCGAAGCGTTCCTTGTACGGCGACTCGGCCCACAACTCGCCGAGGTAGGCCGGCACGGAGGTCGGATCGTACATATCGGCCTGGGTGACGACGTCGAACGCGGCAGCCTTGAGGCGGTCGTCGGTCGTGGCGAACGTGCCGCGCATGATGCCGGCGAACTTGTCAAGGGTGATATCGGAGGCGGTGAGCTTGTCCTCAGGCTTAGGCGTCTTGGCCTCGTTGGCGGCGTTGACGCCGAGCGTTACGAGCGAGGCGAGAAGCTGCGCGGTGTTGGCCGGCTGAGAGGCGTTGAGCGTGTCAGGCACTTTAGTTCCTTCTGGTTGGGTTGTGTCGTTGGAGGTGGCCTGGGCAGCCTTGTCCTTGGCTGCGTTGATCGCGGCGATCGCGGCCTCGGTATCGCCGGCCTCGAGCGCGGTGAGAGCGTCGCCGAGATCCGCGCCGATCTCGCCGATATCGGAGGCGAGGAGCATGGAGGACGGAAACGCCGGCTTTTCGACCGTGGCGGCAGCGACGAGCCGGCCGGCGATACCTTGCCGGCGCGAATGACGGGAGAGAGGAGCTCCATGGAGATCCCCGTCCGCTTGCCCGTCGTGGCGTCCTTGAAAGCTCGTGCTCCCTCGGGAGTGGCGTAGTACTTGACGGTCGCCGTGATGTTGCTCTCGGACTCGGACGCGGTGAGGTATCCGACATTGACCTCGGGAGCGTGCTCGTCGTTCATGGGGAGCTCGCCGACTGGGATCTCGAGGATCCCCTTGTCGACGGTTACGCGGCCCTTGTTGGTACGGCCGGGTTCCCCAAACGTGAGGAGGTTGTAAGTGACGGTACGGTCCGCCTCGGATGCGGTGAGGAGCTCACCGAGTAGGGCAACAGTCATGCTGTGATTTCTCCTTGGATAGGTGTTGCTACGGCGGTTCCGGTATTGCCCTTGGCGTCGGAGCCCGAGAGCGCGGAAGTGTCAAACGTCCATGGCCCGGTAGAGCCGGCGTCCGGTTGGCTGAGTCGGGAGGAGATCGGCGTGAGCCACTGGGCGCACGAGAGGGAGACGAGCTCGTCCTTTGTTTGCAGGGTGTTCTCGTACGTGCCTGACGCGCCGTTAGCGCCCTCGAGCAATGCGGCCGGCAGGTTGCAGAAGTTGGCCGCGTCGAGGCGTACGGCGTTGCGTGCTTGGATAAGCATTGCGCCGCCGTCGTTGGCCGAGTCGGCCCCCGGTGTCTTGAGGTCGACTCCTGGCGGGGTGAATGCGACCGCGCCGTTAGGATCCTGACGTGCCTCGGTCCAGTCTTCACGAGCCTGTTGAAGCTCCTCTTTCGAGCCGTCAAACTCGGCCGTCACTGCAAGCTGTACGAGCGGGATCGGGTTCTTGCCGCGTGAGCGGATCGTGTTCTTGAGGTCGTGGTAATGCTCGATCGTCTCGGACGCTGCCTCGAGGAGCCCGAGCGGCATGTACGAGGAGAGGTAGATGAACTGGGATTGGTCGGGGATCTCGCCGCCGTAGAGGGCAGGAATCATGATGTTCCCGACAGGGTCGAGGCTCCATAGGTCGTACGGGAGGCGGACGCCGGAGACGATCTCGTCGCCCTGGCGGTCGACCATGACTACAGAGTCGCGGTGGAAAATGAGATCGAGGACGATCGAGACGAGGCGAGCCTCGGGAGTGATGGACCCGACGCCGGTCCGGACCCAGCTCGGAGCGGCGTCGGGGATCTTTACCTGAGCTATGCACGTCGAGTAGAGAGCAATGGCCCGGTGGATTGGAGGGACGCCGAGAGCCTCGGCGATCGTGGCCGGCATGCCCGCGCCGGTAAAGCCGAGATCCTTGGCAATGACGGGGGAGAGGTAGCCGCCTGTCTTGAACACCGACGCCGTCGTGTACGACTCCGGAAAGCCGGCCGTGTCGCTGTACTTGAAAAGGTCCAAGACCTTGCTGAAGATTCCCACGAGAGAAAGCATCCGACGAAAGAACCCGCGCTTACCGGAGGACGGTTTAGCGCGGGTTCTTATGCTTTGTTGTGCTTTGCACTAAGTGATGCAAAATGTTTTTCACTACCCCACGGCGGCTCGAGGCATCTCCAAACCTGTCTGTCGTTTGGCCGTTGCGGCGACCGCCAGGGCAGCGACGCACGCGAGGAGGCACGAGATCTCGATGCCCTTGCCGCGCATGAATAGCCGGTTCCCGTCAGGGTTTCGCCACGTCGTGTTCTTGACGGCCGTGTCGAGTCCCGAGTGTGCTGGGTGGTGGATCCGCATAGTGTCCACAGCCTGGGCGAGGGACGCCGTCGCGGCAGCAACCTCTTTCATGTTGAGCCCCTTTACCCTCGTCGTTTTGACACGAGGCATACGGCCGAGCGCGTTGGCGACGGTGATGTTCTCGCCGATCGAGTCGAAGCCGACCGGCACGCGCGGGAATTTCTGGATCGCCTTGCCGACGTACGGCGCTACCCACTGAGAGCCGGCGCGGTGATCCATGATCTGTACGTGTGGTTCGTCCTGCTCGTCGTACCAAGCGACCGCGACGGCGGCAGCATGGCCCCCGATCGCGATATCCCAGCCGATCCCCCATGCGACTTCGGGAGGCTCGCCGAGCGGATCCGTCTCGGTGATCCCCCCGTTCTTGAGATTCAACGCGGTTACCTTGGAATCTGGCGGCCAAATGCACAGATATTCCCGCATGAACTCGGGTAGCGAGAGGCCGGTTTCTGGGTCGTGGCGCTCTCGGATCGTCTCGATCGAGGTCAATCCACACGCGAGGCCGGGGTGAGTCTCCCACCAAACACGCTCGTCGTTGGGATCACAGAACTCGTCCGCGCTGTAATCGACGATCCCGAGCTTGTTCGGCTGCTTGTGAGCGGCCTCGAGGCTGTCCCAGAACATGCCAACACGTGCCGTTCCCGGTGTACCGGAGACGATGATCTGCCCGTCCTGCTTGGTATCCATCATGGGCAGAGCGCCGGCGAGGAGTTGTGGCGACTCCTCGGGGTCGAGCTCGCCTCCCTCGTCGAACCAAATAGCGTTGGCGGCACCACCACGGAGGCCGGACGGTTCCGGCTTGGCTACGCGCCACTTGGAGCCGTTGATCCATCGGATGTACTCGCGTTGCTGCGAGTAGTAGAGCGTCCGGATCCCGAGCTCTTTCAGCGCGTCCTTGTACGTGAACTCGGCCGGCTCTTTCCCGGTGCCGTCCCACGCCTCTTGGATCTCGTCGTTGCGTAGCTCCATGATCTCGTTGGCGTGCGCCTCTATGAGATCCATCATGTCGCGGAAGAACTGGCTTGCCCTGGTGCCGTCCTGCGCGGTCGAGACCACCTGATAGCCGGGGATCGTGGCGCAACGGCCGAGGAGCACATTCTGTACCGTCGTCGTTTTGGTCGAGCGGCGCGGGATCTGGATCGTGACTTGCTTGTACCTGCGCCGGCCGTCGTCCTTGCGAGCCTCCATGACGCCGGCGACTAGCACGCCCTGGGGAGTGATCGGGAGACGCTGCAGTCGTGCGCCGACGTGAGCGGCCTCGATATCCGTGCCCTCGGGGATCTCGGAGAGCTTGCGTGGCTTGGCACGCATACTCTCGAGCTCCATGGAGCCGGCGCGGAGCTCGTCAAGTACGGCCGTCATGATGCAAAGTCCATGAGCTCGGCCTGAATCGCGTACGTCTCGAGGGATCCCCACTGCGCAGCCATGGCGGCAGCGATACCGGGGAACGTGCGGGAGCGCTCTTTCCAACGGTCCTCGGACGGCGTGAGGTTCGCGATCCTGGGCTCGCGGCCCTCGACGACGTCGGTCGGTCGGAGGAGCGGCAGATTCTTGAGCCAAAAGCATGTTGCTTTGACCTCGCCGTGTCCGAATTGCCATGGCTGGATGGTCTGGTCTGCCTTGCGGATCTGCGAGGAGATCACGGAGACGGGATTCTCGACGGCGATCCGGGGGATATGGGTTTGCAGCATGAGGAACCGGACGAAGTCGAGGCCGGCCTGGGTGCGGCCGTCCGCCCATTTCGCAGCCATGTGCGCGTTGCCGGAAACCGCCAGGTCAGTGCATGGCGGGTGAGCGATCATGAGATCCCAGTCCTCGCCGATCACGTCGCGCACGTCGCCCTGGTAGTGGTTGCCGGGCTGCTCGGTTTCGAGGAGATCGCAACTCATGGCGTCGTGGCCGAGCGCGTTGAATGCTTCGCGGACGGTGCCGGAGTACTCGCAAGCTACTAGGACTTTCATGAGCAAGGCTCCTCGGCCGTCGTTGTCTCGATCAATTTGCCGTCCCACATTCCTACGGAGCGGAGCTCGTTCAAGTCAGTGCTCGGATCGAGCTCGCCCGCCTCGCTCCAAAAGAACGGTTCGATTGTGTTGGTCATTGTTGTGTGTGCTCCTGAGAATCTAGGGATCTACGCAGAAAAAGGGAGTGGACGGAGGTCGTGGGCTTCCGACCCCCGTCCGAAAAACTCAGTCGACGAACGGACTAAACCGGATGAGATTGCCGCCTCGAACGTCGAGGCTCGGATAGATCGAGGCGAGGACATCAGGATCCGAGATCGCTTGATCGAGATAGACGCGGTCGAGTGACATACCTCGGAGACTTGCGCCTGAACGTTGCGAGGTGATCGTGATGATGCCACCCGTTTCGGTCCGGATCTCGCGGCGTGCGCGGTACACCTTGAACATGTCAGGATGCATGTCGTTGCCGTCGAGAAGCTGGGTGAACAACAGTTCACCAACGCGCATGTTCTCAACCACGACAGCTATTCGCTTGCCGATCTCGGCACCGTCGAGGATCTGCTGTGCTGTGCTGTTGTCCAATACGCTCATGCTGCTGCCCCCTGGCTTGCGAGGTCGTGGCAGTCGCCACACGTGACGTCGAAGATGCTCGGGCTTGTGGAGACGACGTCGCCGTCATATCCGCAGAGCGGACCGTGGCCAACGTAGAGATGGATCTCGGGCTTGATTGTTACCACCATTGCGGGGTTCTCTCTCTCGTGATGTGTGTTGCTTTGGTTGTGCGTTGTGCGTTGGTCATTGCTGCGCCGATCTTGCCCCCGGCGCTGGTGTTGCATCTGGCGTGTTCCGGCTCGATCCCGTCCTCGGTTCCACCGGCGACGCGGTCCTCTCGGTGGCCGGCGTGCCATGAGGTTTCGGGATCCGTGGGCAGGATCTCCCCGCCACATTTCCGGCACGCGTGCGGCAGCATGAGCCGGCACTTAGCTCGAGCGTCGGTGGACTTCCGACCTCCCCATTTGGCCCTAACGATCCGGCTCTCGCGAGCCTCGGACTCGGGGATCTCGAATAGTGAGTCCTGGCCCATCTATGCCGCCACGTCTCGAGCGTCTACCCAAAGGCTCCACGCGGCGACCTCAGCGTCTTTGGCTGCTTTGTGCTGTGCCACAGCCTTAGCGAGCTCTTTCTTCGCTCTCTCGGCTGCTGGCCCTGCGGGAGCGGCTCTCCACGCGTCACGCCGGCGATTGGCTACAGAGTTCCACGAGGCAGAGACCTCGAGCGCCTCTTTCCATTTGGTCTCGGCTGCTTTTACGTCCCTCAACGGTTGCTCCTGTCAATCTCGCCGTGATTGCGCCTAAGCCGTTCGATCTTGGCAGCGTCGAGGATGCTCCACGCCTCGGCGAGTCGGCGCTCTCCTGCTGCTGTCCTGGCGAGAGCGTCGCCGTCGAGCGGCGTGGCCGATACGGCCGCGTGCTCGAACTCCTCAGGAGTGAGAGCGTTCATGTTCCAGAGGATCCCCATGGTGTATCCGGTGACTTCTGGGTTTGGAATCTGTGTAGTCGTCATGCTGTATCCGCGATCCTCTCGCCTTTGAGAGCGGCTCTCGCGAGTGCTGCTCCTTTTGAATTGATCTCAGCTTGCTGAGGCGTTATTCCAAACGGGCTCTTAGCCGCGTCATTCGACTGTCTCGCCGGCCCTTGTGGTGGCAGGATTTTCGGCGTTTCGTCGTTTTCGTTGCCCTCGCGTTGGGGAATTTCCTCGACTGTTTTTGGAGAGGCTGAAAACTCACCGACAGCGGAGCCGAGGTTTTGTGACGAGGGAGTGTGGTGTTCGGGCTCCTGTGCCACAGGTTCCTGTGCATCAGGAACGCTTGCAAGGTGAGCCTTGTTTTTGGCCTTTGGTTTGCGCCGGTCCTCGACCTCGCGAGGCTCCTGGCCCGTCTCCCTAAAGTGGTCCTCCTTGGCCGTCTCAAGGTCGACAGGGAGCTCGTAGATGTACGTGCAGGTATAGACGCGGTTGCCCCTGGGGGACGTCTCTGTCCGGTAGAACTGGTACCGGTAGCCGTTGGCGCGGAGCTCACGGAACGCGGAGAGGATCGAGGCTTGGCCGACGCCGGACTCGGGACGCATGAGGGTCCGGTAACCCTTGGGAGCCGCGTCGGGACGAGCGAGGAGCACAGCGAGGACGCCTAGCGCGGTGTAGCTGAGGTTATTGTCATAGACGGTCTCGTTAGCCAGTACGAGGGATCCTCGCCGGCGTATTCTGTACTCTTCCTTGCTGCTCACGCTGCCTCTTCCTGTTTCTCTGTTTTGATTGCGTCTCTTATCTCGTGGAGCCAGTATCGTCGGTGACCGCCGAACAATCGGCGAGGGTGGACCTTGCCTTGCTCCTCCCAGCGGAGCAAGGTCGAGCGGGTAACACCGAGGAGTTTGCACGCGTCTCGTGTTGCCACGAGCCGGGGAACTTCGTTCTTCATGCGGGTTGTCCTTGAGCAAGAGCGACGACCTCGAGACGGTCGAATATGTAAGCGCCTCGAGGGCCGTCTAGTTGGGTGAGTGGCTGGATCCGGTTGCCCTGGATCCAACGTGTGAGTGTTGAACGTTCAAGCCCGAGGATTTCGGCGGCTTGAGCGGCTCCAATGAGCTGCGACGGAACGACGATGATTGGAGTCTCCCCAGACTTGGTGTTCATGGGTTCATCATTGTGCATTGCACAAAGATGTGCAAACTGACATACCTAATGCAAGACTTTGTGATTGTGTCAACTCTTGTGATAGTGCAATGCTAAGTTCCATGAACGCATATCAATTCCGATTCGAGTTCGACCTTGCCGACCGCTTGCGTAAGTCCCTGCGAGTGTCCGGAGTTTCCGTAGGAGCTATGGCCCGCGCCCTCGGCGTGTCGCGTAACACCGTGAGCAACTGGATCAACGGCCGCGGACGGCCCCACGAGGAACAAGTCGTGGTGTGGGCAGGAATAACCGACGCCCCCGCGTCCTGGTTAGAGAGCGGCGAACCCCCGGCGATTGCTATCGACGGGGGTTTACCGGTTAAAGTCGCCCTCGCTGCCTAACGAGCCGTTGCGGCCGCGATTGCTGTGGTTACGCCCCAACCGACGACGCCTGTCCCAGCCGCGCCGAGGACAATACGAACAGCCCATTTGTTCCAGTCCTCGAGCGCGGCTATTGCTTTGTCCGCTACAGCACGTTCAGCCTTGCGCGTCGCCTCCTCGGCCGCGATCTTGGCCTCGAGTGCCGTCCTGGTGTCCTTAAGGTCATTCCAGTCCGGCTTAGCCACGATCGTCTTGGTGAGCTCCTTGACGTCCTCCCTGAGGAGGTTTTGCCCCCGCCAGATTTCGCCGAGCGTGATCTCTTCATTCGAGGGCAACATGCTCTCCTTTTCCCTTGATTAGCCAGCCCCCAAACGCCGAGAGTAAGACTCCCAATGCGCCGGCCTCGGCCGCTGTGATCTGCCAGCCGCAACGGTCGAGGATCCCCACGAGGAGGATTGCGCCGGCCGCGCCGGTCGTGCAAGCGCCGGTGACCGGCCCAAACGCCCTAGCCATTGCTCTCCTGCCCCTCAGTGGATCCGATCGAGACGGTTACCGATGTGCCGGCGATTGCGTCCTCGAACGCAGCGCGGAGGACGTCGGCGTCGATCTTGAGTGTTTCAGCCATGGCCGGCAACACGGTCCGCTGTAGGTTCCATGCGAGAGTTGTCCCGTCGGCCGAGTCCTGGATCCACGGAACGATCTTGTCGCCTCGCTTGACTGGATAGCCGGCCACGGCGTTAGCTGCTCGCCGGGGTACGTCGTCAATCAAGTTCATTAGCGAGGCACCGTACAGCATGGACTCGCCGCCGTCCTTGATCGCCTCTTTCAGGAACGCGAGCGTCTTACGGTCTTCGTCGGTGAACATGTCGTCTTCCTCCTGTGTGGTGTTGCCGGCCGGCGAAAGCGAGCCGATCATCATTTCCGGCCGGGGTCGGAGCACGCCGATTAGCGAGCCTGTCCCTCGGCTGTAGTACGCGAGCCTTGCCCGGTGAGCCGGCTTGATTGAGTAGCCGTTGCGGAGTGGCGGAGCGAAGCCGTCTTGCTGGATCACGTCGAACCCGCTCGCGTCGCCCGACTCGGTAAAGAACGTGTGCCCCCACTCGTTGAGGTCGGATCCTCCCATGACGCCGATATCGCCGTATTGCGGTATAAAGCCGGGGTAGTAGTCGATCCGCTTCCAATACTTATCGGGAGCGACGTCGAGAAGATCTTTTGCGCCTCGGACGCCTCCCACGCACACGGACCACGGCACGCCGAAGATGTACTCGCCATAGTGATCGACGACGTCGACGCATTGATTCTCGGCGAAGTTGTCTGGGTTCAATGCCTTGCCAACGACCTCGGCGACCCAGTCCGTTTGGATAGTCATAGAGTGTCTCCATTTCTGTTTAGGTAGCGTCGGCGAGCAGGAGCTTGTACGGGCTCAACACGGCGAGAGTGTCGGCCGTCCGCTTGGCGTCGACGTAGTCCACGACTTGATTGAGGCCGGCCGTGGTGAGGTTTCCCGGCTTGTTCAATTCGTTTGGGTGGAGCATGAGTTGAAGCCCGGTTTTGTTCGCGATCGCCTGATCAATTTGGGCAATGATCGAGGCCGGCGTTTCGGCGTCCATAGTGAAATGGCCCATGCCCTGGCGGACGGTGCCGTCGAGGACGCGTTGAGCCGAGTTCGGGAAAGCGCCACTCGATACGGCGTGCCACTCGAGGATGAGTTGGCCGGCGATCGTGTTGTAGAAGTTCTCGGGAGTCGCGCCGCCGT